ACCATGTCGCCGCTGTCGAGGTCGTGGAGTGGACCCATTCGAAGCACATGAAGTGCCCCGCCATCCCTGGCCATTTCATCGGTGACATCGACGGCGCTGCAAAGGACTTCGGCGGGCTGGATGGTTTCTGCTGGGTTGCTCATTCTTCTTCTTCCTCTTCACGCTCGACGAGTCGCTCGACGAACGGGTTTGAACTTTTCTTACTGAGGCCTGGCTTCCGAGATTCGCGCTGGCCTGCGGGTGTCTTCATTCGGCCACCAGCGTTGAGGGCTTGCCGGTCTACCGCGTCGGGTGCTTCAGCCGGTGGCGGCGGAAGGTCTGAGGCTGCGCGGATTGCGCGCTCGTCTTCTTCGCTCATGGTGAGAATGTTCTGACTGACGAAAGACGCGAAGGCCTGAGCGTTCTTCTGCCACCATGGCGTCGTGATAGAGCCTCGCTCAAACGTGACGAATGGCCACTCGGAGGGGTCTAGATTGGAGAAGTTGACCTTCAGGAATCGGCGCACCGTCTGACGGTTGAGGGCGTTGAGAATCCACTGAAGACAGTCGACGGTTGCGTCCTGAACGACGCTGCTCTGGGTGTCGACCATCGAGCGTGAACCGCCATCACCTTTACGCCCCTGAGTCATCCAGGCGACATACAGCCGTTCAGCCATCACTCGCTGATGATGCTCGGCGCTACGAAGGAGGGGCTCGGGGTTGTAAGCGGCGGCCCGACTTGAGGCCTCTTCAAGCTTCCACCAATCCGCCATCAGGATGTGACCATTCTCATCGGAATGCAGCCCTTCGAGCTTGTTCTTCATTCCCGCGATTTCGGTCGTGTAGTCGTCACGACTAACGGGCGCACCGTCTCCGCCATTGGCGAATCGTGCAAACCTGTCAACGTCGAGAACCCCACGCTGAGGCGGGTCCGCCCACTTGTTGGCAGCGAGGTCCTCAAGGCGGTATCGAAGCTGCTCAGAGCGCCAATGCGGGTAGCACGGACGCAAGACTGAGCGGCCATCGAACCACCCGAGGTCTGGCCGATGCGCGATGAATAAGGTCTCTCCGAGCGGAAGGACCCGGCGGTCGATGTGCCCGCGTGTGTATCCCACCCGCTGAACAATGCCGAGAAGCCGCTCTGATTCGTCGGTGATGTAGGCGTCGTAGGACTCTTGGCGGCGGCGGTGAAGGCTGCACCAGTAGAGCCCGGACGCTTCGTCATACTCCCAGGCTTCTGAGAGCGCGGCGTTGCCGTATATCCGAGCCGAAAGCATATGGCGAAGCAGGTCATCGATTGCCATGTTCGAGCCGAGCCGTCCGCCCGCATCCTCGAACTCGCCAATGCCGAGCCAACGCTCAATCGCTTCGGCGGCCTCGGCGCTCTTGCCCTCCTGCCTGGGTACGTGCAGCTTGCACGCCGTGACGCGCCCGCTCAGGTATTCCTCAGCGAGCGCCAGAATGGATGACGTACGAAGCATTTTCGAAACGACCAGGGCGCGCGCTCGCGGCGTTGCCCATTCGACGTTATGCTCGTATTCCGTCCCGAGCCGACCGCCTACGATGGATGTGCCAGAGTAGCCCGCTGGTCTCGTCGGCAACTCTTCGGGAAGTTCAAGATATGACTGCGCCCTTTGCGCGGCGATGCGATAGAGTGAACCCATGAGTTGCCCGTTCTTAAATGATACAGCCCGACTCTATTCTGAATGATTTTGGAACACTTGTCTATGCGTCAGATTCTGTGCGCTCGGCTTTGACCTCATCAAAGGTGCAGCCATCCTCTAGCGTTGCGGCTTTGCCGGTGTAGTCCTGCCAGCGTCTCACGATGACGTCGACCCACTGCGGCAAAAGCTCCATGGTGAAACAGCGGCGGCCAGACACCTCGCAAGCCATGAGAGTCGAACCGGACCCGGCAAAGGGTTCTGCGCATAAGCCGCCACCCTTCAAACTTGAAAGCATCACACGCCTCATTATGTCGACGGGTTTGGGTGTTGCGTGTCCGTACCGCTCTTCACCTTCAACCCTGCCGAAACTCCAGATGTCGGTCATGTTGTCGTGCGTGTTATCGAAATGCGCGCGGCTCTCGTAGAACTCGCGCTTCAGGTCCTCATACTCGCGCTTCAGGTCCTCATACTCGCGCTGAAATGCTTTACCTTTGGCCTCAGCTTGCAGTCTTTCGTATTGCTCGCGCCTTATGAACGACCATTGACTTTCCGAGAACCAATGGTCGGCCATGCGTGGATGAAAGCCGAAGAAGCTCGCAACCGTTTTATTGTTCCACCCGGTTGAGTCCCGCTCAGCCTTCAAGTAGGCCCGTATAGGCTCCCACCCTTCCCAGTAGTTGTCGGCGTTATGGTTGAACCCTTGCTCGCCCAGCATGAAAAAAAGGGCGCGCTCGGTAGCCGTTGCGAACTGGCGGTGTGCTTCAGAGTTCATACCCATGCCATGCCCCTTATCCCAGACGACTTCGTTTCTAAACGTGAGCCGCTCCGAGTTGCGCAACCCACCGGCATACCAAAGACGCCACAGGTCTTCAGGGTTGCCCCAGATATAGGCGCTGGCGTTATCTTCCAGGCCTGTGCGGAAAGCGGCCCACCATTGCATCTGAAAGACGTCCAGCTTTTCCCGATAGAGGTTATCATTGGCAACCCCTTCACCCTCCTTACCCATTCCATACGGCGGGTCAGCATGCAACAGCGCGGCCCGCTCCCCATTCATCAGCCGCGCCACATCCTCTGCGCTCGTCGAGTCACCACACAGCACGCGATGATCACCCAACAGCCACAGGTCGCCAAGGGCGCTCACAGCCTGGGCCTGAACCTCGGGTACAGCGTCTTCGTCCGTTAGGCCCTCGACCTCGCCCTCTGAGTCGGGGCTGTCGAGATTGAGAAGCTTCAACTCGTCCTCGAAGAAGAACTCGCCCAGGTCCAGCTCTTCGCCGATGAGTCGAAGGTTCTCCTCATCCCAGTTCAACCCGACCTCCGCGACCCGATTGTCTGCGATGGCGAGCCCCCTACCCTCTGGGCTGTCGAGGTCCAGGTCCGTCCGCTTGACCACGACGAGCTGGCGGCCGTCAGTCTCGACCATGATGGCGTCTTCGATGCCCACCTCGTTCGATGCCTCGACGGTCTTGTTGCCTGCGATGATGCGGCCCGCCTTATCGACCAGGACCGACCGCCCTGCCCCATAACTCTGAATCGACCGCTCCAGCATCCCCGACGCCCTCGGGCTTCCCTTGTTCGCGTTCAGATTGTCGGGTGTCAGCTCTGTTAGTTTGATGCGCTTCGTGGTGGCCACGCTTTCCTCCGGGGGTTGCATTTGTTGCAGGGGGTTGCAAGTAGGGTGCAACCTCGCGAAACTATACAAAGAAGTTCATGCGAGGAACAATGGGTAAAGCAAAAGGCACTCTTGAAGAGCGGCTCGAAAAGAAGAACCGCGCCTTCCAAATGCTCGCCGAAGGCAAGAGCATCACGGTGGTCAGCGAGGCTCTCGATATCAACAAGGGCTCGATATCCCGGTGGAGGCGTTCGAAGGAGTTCGCCATCTGGAAAGCTCACGAGGCTGGCCACACCGCCATCATCACTCACCAGGGCCAGGACCCCTCGCTTCAACTCGAAGACACAGAGACCCGTGGCAAGTTCCTGCAGGCCCTTCGCCTGGGTGGGCGCATCGACGTCGCCGCAGCTTATGCCGGGGTGAAGATTGATCAACTCGCTCGCTGGCTGGTCGAAGAATCTGCCGTGGTCTATCAGGCCCAGGCCGAGAGCTACCTTCGAGCGGCGCAAACCCTGCGCGCTGCGATGGATGGCAAAGACCTGCACGGCAACCCGCTCGAAGTGAAGGCGGCTGACCGCATCCGGGCTGCGACTGAGTTCATCAGGCTGCACGACTACCGCCGAGAGGACGCACCGCCCCAGGTGCGTATCCAGATGCCAGAGGCCACCAGGACGGACAGCACCACACCTCTCACGATTATCGTCGAAAGCGTGAGGCGTGAACTCGGCAAGGTTGAGGACATCGACCTGCTCGATATTGTCGACGTGGAGGCCTCATGATTCCGGCAGCCTTGAGCGTTGAAGAGTCGCCCTCGTTTTCGATTGAGCAGTGGGTTCCGAACCGGGCGCAGTCGAAGTTCCTCGGGCTGTGGCTGTGCAAGCAGCACCCAGTGATCAGTCTGCAAGGCGGCTGGGGTGTTGGGAAGACCCGACTGGTTGCCTACCTGATGCAGGCGTCTGCAGAGGCTGGCGACGGTGATGGGTTCTATGTCACCGACAGCTTCAGCCGTGGGGCGCGAACGATTGCCAAAGAGGTCAGCGAACTCCTTGAGCCGCTGGGGTGGCAATACTTCCACAGCTACAAGGGCGCACAGGCTCCGCACTGGATGGCTCCCGAGTACGGTGGCAAGCGTTGCCGCGTCTGGGTTCTGTCATGGAAACGACCCTCGACGAAGGCGGCGAGCGCCAACTCGCTCGAAGGCCCTGACTGTGCCTGGGGGATAGCTGACGAATGCAACCAGATGAGCAACGAGGAGATGGCCGTGGCCATGCTGGGCCGTGTGCGCTCTGGTATCCCTGGACGCATCGCTCTGCTAGGCAAGCCCACCTTCGACGCGTGGTGGTTGAAGTTCGCCAGGGAGCGCGGTGGTGTGGCGTTCTCGGCCTCTAGCGCATGCAACCGCGAACACCTGCCCGACTACGATAGATGGCGCGCAACGCTCAGCCCTCGTGAGGTCCGTGAGAACCTGGACTGCCACCCGAGCCCACCAGACGGCGCGGTCTTCGAAGAGTGGGAAGCCCTGCCCTGGCCGCAGGGTAACCTCACTGACGCCGGATGGAGGCCCGAGCCATGGATGCGCACCTGGGTCACCATGGACTTCGGTGTCAGACATCCGGCCGCGCTGGTCATTTCCCACGACCCGCGCATCGGTGATGGTGGCGTCGACGTCATCTGGTCCGAAGCCGTGCCGGACAGGGCCTCAGTTTTCGACGTGTGCGCAATACTTCGCCGTGGACGGCCCGACCTTGGCATTCCTGGCGTATGGCCCGCAAACCGCAACGATGCGCCCGTGGGCACTATTCCCATCAACTCCGCAACGGGTGACCGGGCAGGCCGCAACATGCGAGATGATGCACTGATGTCTTCAGCCCTCTCGGATGTGCAGGCTTCGCCCGCAGTCGGTGGCCTCGGCATGCGCATGAACATCACCGACGACCCGGCCCGCATCCAGGTCAACGCGGGCATCAAGCTGCTCTGGCGGCTCATACTCGATAACGGCGGACAGCGGCGGCTCCTGTGCAGCCATAAGCTATGGCATGACGGCGGGCGGCGCTCTCCTCGCTCGTTCGCTCAATGCATCCTCGGCTATCGGTGGGCACGCGGCTCGAAGGACGTGCCTGCAAAAGATGGCAAATTCGACCACACCATGGATGCCCTTCGATACTGGGCAATTAACACCCGTTGGCCTCAAGACGTCGGCATTTCATCAGCGCGCGGCGCGTTCCGAAACGACTTCACACCAACCAGCAAACCGAAGCCAGGTATAGACCGATGAGCACCGCATGGAATCGCTCGCAGCTGTTCAGCACCACCGGCGTTGAGGGCCATCCAGATTGGTCCACCCCTCGCCCGCTGTTCGAGCACCTTAATCAAGAGTTCGCCTTCGACCTGGACGGAGCAGCCCAGGCCCACAACGCGATGCTCGAAAACTTCATCAGCCCTGAAGAGGACTCGCTCACGGTCGAATGGTCTGATCGCGGCTCAACGGTCTGGCTCAACCCGCCTTACAAAAACATGGGCGCATGGATGAAGAAGGCATACCTCGAAAGCCTCAAAGGCCTGACCGTGGTGGCGCTGGTCTTGGTCCGAAGCGATACCCGCTGGTGGAATGATTGGGCCATGAAGGCCGCCGAGGTCCGCATCATTCGCGGCCGTGTCTACTTTGAGCGCGAAGGGAAAACGGGACCGGCCACAGCACCCAGCGCGCTTCTGGTGTTCTCCGAAAAACATCGGAGCCCCAGGTTCATCACCGTCGAAACACCACGAAAGAACAAACCATGAGACTTGGCGTCAATGCACGACTCGAAGCTGAACGCATCCTGAATCACCTGGGCGAAGTTGGCGGCCAGACCATTCCGCAAATCGCATGCACTGTGATGAGCCTGGGCTGGTACACACCTCGACCCGACGTGATGAATGTGCAAAGGAGCGCCGAATCCTGGGTTCGAACTCGTGTCGGATACCTTCAACGGGCTGGCATGGTCTCCGAAATTTATCGGAAAACAATCAACGGCGGCTCGATATTCAAAAAGGCCGCCCGAAAAAACTCAACGATTCCAACGTGATGCAATAATCGAACAGCCATGTTCATAAAGTGCACATCTTTCTATTGCATTACAGGTACCACTCCCCTAGTATCTAGATGTGGCCAGGGAGTCACGGAACACAAAACGAGGGAGCCCGACATGAGAAAGCCAGCAACATACAGCCGAGAGTGGATGGACGAAGGCGAAACTGGCCAGTGCCCATGCTGCTTGCGGGCAATCAGGATCAGCTCGACCGGTCGAATGGTGCGCCACGGTTGGACGGTTAACGATGCCGGATACCACAACTACAACGAGTGTCCAGGCTGGAAGAAGTCACCACTTGAGGAGACCGACAAGGATGCCCAGGCATACATCGTCGAACTCAAGGCGAACCTTGATCGCGGAGTCGACGAAGCACAGGCGGCAGCAATCACGCAGCACATCCGAATGATTGAGAACGCGGTCGAGGTTCATTTCCTGAACCCACACGAGCCGGGCACGCCGAGCGCAGCGATTGCGTTGACTGAATTCAACAAGAGCAACGAGCAAGCCGACGAAGCTGCGAAGGAAGAGCGGCGCGAGGCTCGCGCTACGAAGGCGCAGCTCAAGAGGCGCAAGGTTGGCTATGCTGACCAGTGGGAAGACCTGAAGCGCCAAGCAACAGACGCGGCGTGGGACGCAGCCAAAGCACGCGGTGAGGATTTATTTGGGTCGCAATCGGTCTACGACTTCGAGGACGCCATCCCCTACTCGCCCGCACACTGGAACGCCAAGCGACGGGCAAAGGCTGAGGCAACCGGCCTGCTCGACTCCTACCCGCAGTTTTTCGGATGGATGGACGCCGTGTCTGACCAGTTCAAGACGACCGCCGCACAGCTCAAGGAAATGGGTGGAGCACGATGAGCATGAAAGAAACGATGCCCTTCCGCTATGACGACGGCGGAAGGTATGACGCAGGGTTCCGAGGGACTACAAAGGACTGTGTGGTGAGGGCCATCGCCATCGTGACAGGCAAGCCATACAAGGAGGTCTATAAAGACATCTCGAAACTGTCACCGCAGTCGGTCAGACGGGGAGTCCCTAAAGCGGTCTACCAGCCCTACATGAAAAAGCTCGGACTGGTCTGGACGCCGACCATGGGCATTGGGACGGGCTGCCGGGTCACCCTGTCCCTCGACAGCCTACCGCCTGGGCGGCACGTTGTACGGGTCACCAAACACCTGACCAGCGTGGTCGATGGGGTCATCCTGGACACTTACGATTGCTCGCGAAAGGGTACCCGATGCGTTTACGGGTACTGGACCTTGACCTGATTGGTTGAGCCCTCCGGGCGGGACGGAGGGCAGGGCAAATTCGACGACGCCGCGAGGCGTCACCGTTTTGGTGCCACCTCCCTTCTCTTAAAACCTGCGCCCGCCAGCCTTCCCGACCTGGGAAGGCCACAGGTCATTGAAACAAGACGACCGGGGCCAACGGCCCGACGAACGCGTCCAGCATGTTCATGTAGATGTGCTCAATTACTTCATCAAGACTCAGCTCTCTATTGTTGCCGACCATCGCTTCCACCATTCGCTCGAATGAATAGCAGGCCAGCAAGCCGCCGCCGCACTGCTGAGCCGTGCCCACAAGGGCGCTATCGAACACCACGCGGGGCTCAAACATTAGCGGGCCACCGTCCGGGCACCCTTCGGTATACCCTTCAAGCACCTCGACGACTGCGTTCCGATTAGCTTTCATCACGTCTAAACGCCCTCCCGAGCGATTTTCGAGCCTCCCAACATGGAAGGCCTCAGCCCGTTAAAACGACCGCTCCATCCTCTGGGCTAATAGTCTGAATGCAGTTGCCGCCACTGCTGGTACTTGTCCATTGCCGAGACACTTAAGTCTGTCCACCCGAGAGGCCACTCCATCAACCACGCGACCCACGTCGGGTTCAGTTTCCCACCAGCCACCATGCTGAGCGGTGTCCCACCCTGTGCGTATCGGTTTTTTTGATGATAAACGTCCGAAGCGACCGGCGTCGGCAACAATCCAGATTCTTTTGCGCCTGTGGTTGGCACCAACATCGTCCGCTCCCAACACTCCCCATTCTGCATCGAACCCCATCTCGGCCAAGTCTCCGAGAACTCGGTGTAGCCCCCGAGAAGTAAGCACTGGTGAGTTCTCCACGTAGACGCATCTTGGTCGTACTTCGCGAATGACCCTGGCCATTTCTCCCCAGAGTCCGCTTTTTTCTCCGTCGATTCCTGCGCCTCTTCCTGCACCGCTGATATCCTGACAGGGGAAGCCGCCAGAAACGACATCAACACGCCCTTTCCATGGTCTTCCGTCAAAGGTTCGCACGTCAT